ATTTAGATTTGCTGTTGTTGCATTTTCCCAATAATATTTAGGAGTATTAGATGGATCATATCTTAAATAATACGTTGTTGCTCCATCAGTTATATACATTCTAAATGTTAATGACATTGCTAATGTTCCACTATAAGCAACATTCATTGTAACATCTAAAGGTATAATTAATATCATGCTACCATCAACAGAAACATCACTAATTGTATCTTGATAAATTACATCTGTTTGTCCAGTTGTTAAATCATAAGGCAATCCACCAAAATAATTTTTGTTACCATAATCAATAAATTTAGCTTGAGTTCTTTTTAATTGCGGTAAGTAGTTAAATTGACTACCAGCTAATTTTTGTATGCCTCCAGTTACGTCATCAATTAACAAATTATATCTTGTCCAATATGAATCACCTAAATTATCAGACGAACTATCAAAAGCTCCAGTTTTTGTATATGTTCTGGTATCTATATTATCTGGATTTGCATAAGTTCCAGATTCAGCTGTGTTATATTCTTGTATTTGTACTATATAAAAAATATGTTTCCAATATATAATCCTTGCTCCCCAATGCTTTAACAAGTTTTTAAGTACATCATAACAATTTACAACAGTAAAATTTTCATCCGAATCTTTACTGAAAAACATTTTAGTGTTGCACTTAGTTTGATAAAATGGATCAGTTGATTGCGTAATAGTAGGCATAACACTATTAAACCAATTAATCGCAGTTGTAAATTTATAATCTTGAGTAGAGCCTTGAGTAGTTGTAGATGCTCCAGATTTTAATAATATTTCTTTTAGCCAATATGTAAACCTACCATTGCTTGAATACATATCAGCATCAGTATAACTACCAGCTGTTCCAGATTTTGAAAAATCAATTTCTTTTAGCAATGACAAACCATCAACCGCAGTTAATGTAACTGGATAAGGATAATACAAATCTGGTGATGCACTTAAATCCATAAGCACAAATCCAGACCACAATGGAGCTACTGAACTATAATCACTTGAACTTGCTCTATATAAATGAATATAAACATCTTGCTCATTAAAGTTTTCTCTTATATTTTTTATAAAAGCATCTTGAGTAGTATTGGTTACCATAAAAGGCAACTCCAACTTACTTGATAATATTGGACTGAATCTATCTTGTTCATCAGTTCCATAAGTTATAACTGGACCACCAGCTCCTATTGAAATTTCACTAGCACTTCCGCTATATCCTTCAACCCAAATTTCTAAGTAATAATCCCAGCCATTGTAACTCTTAAAGCTGGAGTAAAATTGTTTTGCTAAAGCCATAAATTAAACTGATCTAAATCTGTTAATGCTACCTCTTTGATTTGCTAAAAATATATCATTGCCACTAATACGCCCAAACACTTCAACTTGTTGCGTTCCTCCGCCATTATTATTTATCATTGAATTTAATTTGCTTAAAGGCAACACAGCTTCAGATTCGTTATCCTCACCGATTAAAGCCATTGTTGGACCAGTAACAATTCCTCCAGATGCTAATTTAGGAACATTAGATAAATTTAACACATCTTTCAATCCTTGTCCAAAAGCATCTTTCAAAGATAATTTACCTCCACCAAACATGAATTTAATTGCTGTTGTAATAGCTAATTGAATTAACATTTGTTTTATAGCTTGTTTTAAGTTGTCTAAAAATGATTTAAAAAATCCTTCTTGACTATATGCAGCTGATGTCATAGCACTTGAAAATACATCTTCAAAAGTTTTAGTGGCTTCATTAAGAGCTATTTGATTTTCTGTTAATTTTTTAATTCCACCACCAACTTCATTTAATGGTCCAATAAATTTACTAGGTTTGTTTGCGGCACTTAAAAAAGGTATCTTACCATTGTCAAAATTTAAACCACCACCCCCAAACAATGAGGCAACACCAGTTAACTCTTTAAAATTTTCACCAAGTTCTTTTATTATATCACTAAAAGATTTAAATTCTTTTTCTGGTAAATCTTTTCCAGTAGCTACAACAGTAGCCATTTGAGCTCCTAGTTTTATAAATTCATCACCACCACCCAACTTAGTAACTTTTAAGGCAGCCCCTAAAGCTGTAAATAGCCCAGCTAAATCTTCACTTGCAAATTCATTTGCTATCCTTTTTGATATCTCTCCTAAGTTATTATATAATAATGTAAATGCAGATGCTAATCCTAAAACAATTCCAGTTGTACTAAATAAAAATGGTATTAAACTTCTTGAAACTAATCTTATTAAAGTTCCAAAAGCATTTAGAACTGGACCTAAGGCAAAAGCTATTGCTCCCCATTCTAATGCGTTTTCCTTTTGTGCTGGAGTTAATTGAGAGAAACTTTTAATCATGTTTCTACTCCATGCTAACACTTTTTGTGCTATTGGTAAAAGATGCTCCCCTAGTTCAACACCTAAATCTTGTAAATCTGCCAGTAAAAATCTTGTTTGATTAGCAAAACTACCAGATGTTCTTGCAACATCACCTATTGCTTTTGAGCTTTGTTTTAATGCTAATTGATATGTTAATGTTGCTTTTGCTACCCTATCTAACTCTTTAAAAACTAATCCTTGATCTTTTGCAAACTTTTTTAAATCAGCTTCAGTAATTGCAATACCTAATGATTTTATTGATTCTCTTTCACCAAGTAATGCTTTTGTTAAAGCTAAAGATGCCCCTTCAGCTCCACCAGAAAAGTTTGTAAATGATGCTAAATCAACCGCTAGTTCATTTACTTGTTTACTTAAATTTAAAGCCTCTTTTTCTGTAAAACCAAATCCAACTAATAAATCTCCAGTATCACCAAGCATTTGTTTTGCTGCCTTACTTGATAAACCAAAAGAATTTTTAAAAGTTTTTGCTGTTTGCTCTGCCTCTCGTTGTATACTAGAAAATACAGTTTTAAATTTTGAATCAGTTTCTTCAAAATCAGATGCCATTTTAATTGCAGCAACACCTAAACCAGCTAATGGAACTGTAACATTTCTTGTTAAAGTTTCACCAGTACGTTTCATTTTATCACCAAACTTTCCAATGCTTCTTTGAGCTTTACGCATTGAACGATCAAATCCTTTTAGATTTGCTCCAAACATTATAGTTAAATAACCTACTGATTTAGCCATCTATCTTTTTTGTTTTATGATTTGACATTTTTTTTATAAACTCAGCTTTTGCTTTTAATTTTTCGTAATTAATTTCTTTTTCGTTTTTATCCCATTCAAACTTTATTAAATCAGTTGGCTTTAACTTTTTGCCTTTTTGTATTTGTATATTAAGCAATAAAGTTGTTTGCCATCTTGTTCTTTCCCATCTTCCTCTTTCTCTTATGTTTTCAAGCTCATAAAAGCCATCTAACTTATTCCAAAAATGTTTAGGTAGGTAGTCATAAAACTCATCTACTCCCATTCCTAAATAACCAAAAGCAATCTTTTCAAGTTTTAGCCAAGATAGTTTTTCTTTTACTTCTTGGCTTTCTGCTTTTTTTCGTTACTACCTCCCATTTGTTCTGTTAGTATTTCCATTGCTTTGCCAATACTATCAAAATCACCATCTATTAAATCAGCTAAATCATCAATAGTCAATTCACATTCTTGCTTTGCAGCTCTATAACCATCTTCAACACCACAATAAATTAATGTTAAAGCATCATCCAAAGTCATATCAGTTCCAAGTTTATCTAAATCTTGTAATGATGTTTTCGTTTTTGAGCTGTATTTACGCAAAGCATTAAATCCAAATTTGATTGGTAGCTTTTTTTTATTTATTTCTATAAAAGTATAATTCATTTTTTTTGTTTAGTTTAAAAGGATCATAGCAAAGGCACTAAACAAAATTCAGAGCCTAAGCTAATCACCTAAGTTTTTAGTTTACAGTTTGAGTTAACACTCCAGTTCCCTCAATTGTTAAACTGTATGTTGCGGTATCTTCGTAACCGCCAGTTAATGATACAGATGTGATAAAACCACTACCAGAATAACTTATATCACTTGTTGAAGCAGTATCACCAAAGATAAATGTTACAGCTTGTCTTGCATTTAAAACATTAGTTTCTAAAGTATCATCTACCCCATCAGTTAATGCAGCTCCAGCAGCATTAGTCCAAGCATAAGCCCCATCAATGTCAATAGAGAAATCTCTCAACCCTTCTAAGATTTCTTTAAATCCACCGCTTTCTTTGTTTGTGATTTCTCTTGGTGAATGATTAACATTCAGAGTACAGTTTTGAGCAAAGGCAACAAGGTTAGTTGTTCCCGTACTATAAACTTTTATTTCAGTTCCATTTAAAATAGCCATTTCTTTTTATTTTTTATATTAATTAATTATTTTCTTCGGCAACTTTTTCTTTTGCCTTTTTTTCTTTTTTCTCTTTTAAGTAACCATTATCTTTTAAGAAAGCAATAGTTTCTTCATTCTTTATTTCCATTTCAGTTCCAGCCATTATTACTTGACCAGCATACCTCCAATTTTTTTTCAATTTTATTTTCATAATTTATTTATTTAAGTTGTCGGATTTATTTGTCTAATCTCAAAATCTAAAGCCTTTCTGTAAATACCAGCATCACCGCTAGTATCGTCAAATATATCATTGTAACTTTGAAATTGACTTGATTGTATTTGTTCACCTCCATAAGTTCCTTCATTAATTCTATCCATTGCAACTCTAATTTTTTGAGCTAAATCAGATGCTTGAGAATATGTTTCACTATAACAAGAAATCATTACATCATTTGTGTCTAATGTTGATGCCCCATCTTTTGTATCATTAGGCTGCACACCAGTAACATCGTAAATAATAAATGGAAATGTAGTTGTTTGCGGAGCTACGTTAGGAAATATCCTAGTACCAACCAAAGCACTTACATCACTATCATTTGCTAAAATATTATATATTGATTTACCTATTTGCATTTTTAATATCCAAATGTACCATACTTTTCTGTTCTCTTAGTATGGCTTTTAATTAATTTACCCATTACTTTGTTGCCATCTTTTAATGAATTAGCAACCATAATTCCTTTTGTTTGTTGGAATGCTGGATTCATAAACTCTTGATCTCCTTTTTTTGCTGTTCCCCTACCTCCAAACATAACCTCACTACCATATTCTATCCAAGCTCCATAAAACCCAGATTTAGTATATCTTTTTTTTGTGTTTGATCCTTTGTAATTTTTATCTGTATTTGCAAATCTTCCTTTTACTCTTGGACCAACATAACCACCATGTTCTCTTTTACTAGCTTTTGTTCTAAAATACCCTATACTTTTTTTAAGTTGTCCAGTTTTATTTGGTACTAATGTTTGTGCTTTATCAACTAAAGGCTTTGAGTTCTCTTTCCAAAATGTATTCCATATTTTATCATCACCAATTTGTTTTGGCAAATCTTTGAACATTCTTTCAAGCTCACTTAAACCTAATACCTCAATACTACTTCTTGCCATTAATCTTTATTTTCACAAATTATTTCTAAAAACGCAGTTCTTCCATCTATCTGATTAATTACTTTAGGAAAATAATATTTCCCATCATAAGTTAATCTTGATTGCAAAGTCAAATTACTCATGTCTAAATTTCTAATATAAATATGCAACTTAGTCATTCCAGTTATTTTACTTGATTCATCTGTTTTCTCACTACCCCCTTTCCATTCTATTGCAGCCCAAACAGTTCTAAAGGCAACATAACTTCTTGTCAATTCACCATAGCTATTAGCTGAGGTACTAACTGATTCAATAGTTACTCTCCTATCTAATTCGCCAATTGTCATCCTACTATTTGTACTTTATATGTATCAAGCAACCATTTAACATTTTGTGGAAGCTCAGTTGCTATACGCCCTATCACCACACTATTTCTATTTTGATAGAAATTCCCTATTGTTAATAGGATAGCTTGTTTTATTATTTCTGGAACATCACTTGCAGCACTTCCATAGCCAACTGTGTATCTAACTAAAACAGCGTCATTTCTTTTTGTTATTGTTGGAAAACTTTGTCCATCAGCTAATTGTATTTGACTTGGCTCATAATTTAATTGAGTATCATAAACAGTTGCACTTAATGTTTGCAAAGAATTATCACTATCATAATATTTAACATGAGCAACCGCACTAACTTTACTTTTAAACAAAGTTTGTAATTCAGCAAAACTACTAGCATATTGTTCAATAACAGTATCAATAAAAAATCTATTAGTGTACTCCTCACTTAATTGTGTTGCAGCTTTGATAATAGATTCAATATAAGTATCATCTGCGGTAGTATCAACTTTTAAATGTGATTTTGCCTCAGTTAAACTTACTGGATATGTTGTTGCAGCTGTTATTACTTGATATGTTTTCATATTATTTAGTTATAAAAAAAGGGATGATGGTAAGTCCACCACCCCTTTTCTGAATTAAGTATTAATACTAAGCCTCCAAGTTTTTGTGGAATGTTGAAGATTGTACAGCTCCAGCATCTACTAGAGATGTTAGTACATATCTTGGCTCACCTTTTCCAGCATTAGTATAAATGTCATAAATCACATCTAAACCACCAAACTGTGCAATGTGTACTTTAGAGAAATCTCCAAATAAAGCCGCAGTTTTTGAAGCAGTACCACCAGAGTTAAGGTTTGATGTTACAAATGAGAAATATCCATTTAATCTCTTATCAGCATTGTCAAATAATGCAGAAACATTAGAAACTTGAGCTAATGATTTTACATCAGCATAAGCAGCTGGATTTAGAATGTAAGCCATTCTTGATCCTTCTAAATTTACATCAGCAGCTAAAGTATCAGTTTCCATTAATTGGACGTTAGCAGCAGAAATAGCAGTTGTTGCAGAAGATGTCGCATCTAAAAATAAAGATTCTGGAGCAGCAGTAACGTCAGCGTTTCCTAAGAATGCAGATTCCATTGTTGAAGCAACTGATTGTGCCATGTTTCTTCTTAATGCAGTTTCAATAGATGCATTTTGCATTACAGCCTCAGCAGATACATTTACAATAGAAATACATTTCTTTGGGCTTAAAGTTAAAGATGTTGCAGTTCCATTTGCGTTTGGAGCTGTTCCACCAGTTTCAGCAACGAATCCAGAATTGATTGATGAAAATACTGGGAATTTCATGTTGTTAACTCCAGAATAAAAATTAGCTCCAGCAGATGCCATTACTAAGTTTGCTTCTAATTGGTCAGTCCATGCCATTACTTGAGTTGCATTTCCAGCAGCAGTTCCAACAGCAGCTCTTGTTAATATACTTGAAGGAATACCAATTCCTTTGTAAGATTGACCAGTATATCTTGATTCATTTCTAGCCTCTTGATCCATTTCTTTTACAAGTCCTTCTATTCTACCATTTGCAGCTTGAGCTAAAGCATCTTGAAAAGAGTAATCTCTTACTTCTTTTTCTACTTTTGTACTTGTAACTCCAGAAACAACCGCAGCATTACGCTTGATAGTTTCTAACTTTTCAGCTCTTTTAATCTTTGCATCAAGATTATCAACTTCTGTTAATAATCCATCAACTTGACTGTTCTCGTCAGAGGTTAAATCTCTTTCCTCAGTTGTAGCAACATCTTTAATGTTTTCCAACTGAGAAATAATGTCTGATCTTTCCTCCTTTAAAATAATTGATGTTTTCATTTTATGATTTTTTAAATTTATTTTCTCTTTTTTAATTCAATATTTAATGAGATAAGAGAATTTCTCACTAAATTGTTTTCTTTTTCTTCAATAATTTCTTCTTTAGTTTCCTCAACTAAACTTTCTTGATATTCTTTTAATCCTCTTTTAGCAACAACTAAATCACTTTCAGCCATGTTGTAAGCTGGATATGTTACTGGGCTAACATCATAAAGCCTATCTATTTTTTTAATTGTTCTAATATTGTTGCCTTCGTCATCAGTAGACCAGTCATCTTCAGCCACAGTAAATGCAAATGAGCTTTGTGTAATATCACCACGCTTCATTGAGATAGCTAAATCTTTTCCATAAGATGTTTCTGGCATTTCAAATTCATATTTTAATCCTCTTTCATCAGCTGTTAAATTTAAAGTTCCAGATGTATTTCTTGCAAGAATTAAATTAGGATCATGATTTATTAAAGCTCTAACATCAGATGAATTAATTAGTTCTTCAGTAAATGCCCCCCTTTCTATAAACTCATAAAAGCCACCAAGATTGTTTGACCTTGAATCATAAACACTAGCATGTCCAACAACTAAATCTCTACCATCCTCTGTTGAATCAACTCTTGTTTCTATATTAAATATTCTTTTTTCCATTTGATTATAATTTTTTAAATTTCTTTCATCTTTTTCTTCCTCTGCAATTATTTCATTTCTTTTTCTTTCACTCCATTTAACAGCCGCATCACCACCCCACAAAGCCCATGCTATTCTACCAGCACTTGGAAAGCCATCCTCATCTGGGCTAAATCCTTCACCTTGTTTATCAACTTCATGCCTTTGTAAGTAACTATACATTCTTGTTACTCTATCAGCTGATAATGAATTACTGATTATCATATTGGCTGTTTTTAATCCAACCTCAGTTCCACCTCTGCCAAACTCTTCACGCCATTCTTTACCTTTCTTAGCCTCATCAATCATGCCTTGCGTTGGAGTAAAATCAATATCACTTATTGCTCTGTAATCACTATTTGCGTCATCAGATTCTTTTTTTGAATCATAAATGCAAGAGCCATTATCACCCCATTTCCATTTGCCATTATCACATTGAATGCTAGGCATCTTCACCAACTTTGTCTATTGTAGTCATATTCATTTGCATGAAATGTTTATCACCACCTTCAATAGAGTTCATATTTTCTTTTTGTCTTACTTCATTTATTGACATATAACCATTTGTGATTGCAGTTTTATATGCCTCAGTTCTTGACTTTACATCACCTCTCAACAATCCATTTACATTAAACTCAACAAATGTTTTACCTAATTCATTTGTTCTAAATAATTTTAAATTCATCTCTTGCTCTATTCTTGTAATGTAAGGCATCAAAGTGTATGTTACAAATTCTTGTGATTGCATTTCAATATTATTAAAACTTGATTTGCTTAAATCTTTGAGCATGTGCGGAGGGCAATTGAAGATTCGAGCCACTTCCTCAATACTGAACTGTCTTGAGCTTAAAAACTGTGCTTGTTCTGGGCTGATTGAGATAGGCTTAAATGTTAATCCTTCCTCTAATACAATAGTTGAATTACTATTTTTTAGTTTACCATAGTTACTGTTGAAGCTGGTTTTTAATCTTTGTAAAGCTGTATCACTTAATGCTCTATCAGTTTGTAAAATAGAACTTGGCTTTGCTCCATTAGAAAAGAATGTTGAGCCAAATTCTTCTAAACTAACACCCCAGTTTAAAGCCTTAGCACATTGATCAATTGGGCTTAATCCAGTAACACCATCATCTGTTATTGTTTTAAAATGTAGCATGTCGCTAGAATCTAAAACAGCTCCACCATCAACTTGATAAAAAAGTTCATTATTATTTACAACAACAGTTACATTACTAGGATCTAAACATATTAATTGAACTGGAGTTCCAGAATTGTTTCTTACTATTTGGACATAACTATTTCCCTCAGTACAAATACTGAGCATAATAAATTCAAAAAAAGTTATTTTATTTTGATAATAGTTAGGTTTAAATTTTACAAGTTTATAAATTGGGCTTTTAGTATCTTCTAATTTATCTCCATTAGCTTGTTTTGTATAAACAGAAATAGGTAGTGATGAAACAGATTCAGCAAGTAATCTGATTGCACACCAAACCGCAGTAAGCGTTAAGGCTTTGTCAGTATCAAAAACATTTGCATCTGGAAAAATTGTGTTTAGAGATAAATCTCTTTTTTGAGTTTTAGGAGGAATGAATACGTTTGTAATTCTTTCGAGTAAAGTCAATGTGAAATTATTATTTTCACAATAATACAATACAATTCAATTATAAAAAAACAAACTAAGTATTATTTTTTAACATTTTATAAAACCAAAATATCTCTTTCATCATAAACGCTATCACTACTCTCAGTTGTTAAATGACAACCTAAAGCCATTACTAAAGCAACAACTGGATCAACTTTTTCTTTTGATTTATTTTTAGCAACCTTTATGTTTCCAGCTGGATCTTCTTGCAAAGCTACATTACTCATACACCAATTCATACAAGGATTGTTATTATGAATAATATTTTTTGCTAATATCTCAGCCTCTAAAGTTTTAGTTGGCATTGACATTGATACAAATCCTTGTCCAAAAGGATCAAGATTACATCCATCATTTTGTAAATCTATAATTAATTGTGATGCCCCCCATCTATCGTAACACACACTCTGTATTCTATATTTTAAACTAAGCTCATTTATCTTTGCTCTTATAAAATTATAATCAGCAACATCACCACTTGTTCCATAAACATGCCCATCTCTTAGCCATGCAACATAGTCAACCCCATCTCTTTCACTTCTTTTCTTTGCATTTTCCTCTGGAATAAATATGTATGGAATAAAAACAAACTTGCCATCAACATTAAATAATAAAACAAACGCTGTTAAATCTCTTGTAGATGCTAAGTCAAGCCCACCCCAACATTCTTTTCCTTCTAAAATACTATAATCAAAATCTTGATGACAAGCATTCCATTCACCAGATGTAAGCCATGCACTATGTGAATCAGTCCATTGATTTAACATTAAACGCCTAAATGTATTTTGATAAGATGGAACATCAACAGCTCTTTGGCTTTCCCTTTGCATATATTCTTTTTTTAAACTAATACCATAATTTGGATTTGCTTTTTTCCATGTTGATTCCAAAGTTATATCGTCATCATTATCAGATTCATATATAACAGAATAAAAACTTTCATCTTTTATTGTCCCTTCTAAAACTTTTTTTGCGTAAGTATATATCTCATAACATATTGATTGCTTATCATAACCAGCTGTTGTAATTGCAATTGTCAATGGCTGCCTTCTTGATCCAGTTGATGTTGTTAATGTATCCCACAAATCTCTATTTGGCTGAGTATGTAATTCATCAAAGATTATGCAGTTAGCATTAAAGCCATGTTTTGTTTTAGAATCTGAACTTATAGCTTGATAAAAATTTCCCTTTGATTCATTTACTATTGAGTTTCTATATGCTTTGCCTCTTTGAGATAGTTCTGGATTTTGCAAAATCATTCCTTTAGCAATTTCAAAAACAATACCAGCTTGACTTCTATCACCAGCTGCACTATAAACTTCACTCCCTCTTTCCTCATCTGCAAATAACATATACAATCCAATGGCAGCACAAAGAGTTGACTTGCCATTTTTTCTTGGCACTTCAATAAATACAGTTCTATATTTTCTAAGATTTGTTTCTTTATTTTTCCAACCAAATATATCACCAACAATTTTACTTTGCCATTTCTCTAATTTTAATGGCATACCAGTTAGTTCACCCTTTGTATGTGTTACAAAAGTTTCTATAAAACCAATGGCTTTTTCTGCGGCTTTTTTATCAAAGTAATATTTACTCAAAGTAATTATTTATTTGTGTATTGTTATTAGTAACTGGAACAGAAATGTTTGCCCTAGCACTTGGAGTAATTCCAAAATTTGATGCAAGTTTTAATGCATTATTTAAAGCATCATTTTTCATTTTAACAAATGGCTTTGCTTGAGTTCTAATTATATCACCATTAGTATTTTTAAAAACATCAACCCTTCCATTTTTTCTTAGTTCCATTTCGCATTCAATATAAAGAGCCATTTCATTGCAGTAACTTTCAATCAATCTCAAATCAATATTGTGCAACATTTTTAAGTTAAATAATTGAGATGTTATTTTATACCATTCTTGCACACCTATTTCTGATAGTAATTCTGGAGGCTCTGGCAGTTGCAAAACAAGATCAGCTGTCATTTCATTTTCAACTAATCTGTCAGCTCTTGCAGTTCCTTGCATTTCTTTTAAAACAGTTGGGGTTTTCTTTCTGCCTCTAGCCATTATTTTTTAGTTAGTGTTGGCTCAGTTCTAATTAAATAAGGCACACCAAATTCTTTTTCGACTTCAATCATGTATTCACCGCATTCACATTGTGCCTCTCTTGTTCGAACTTTTCCATCACAAATTTCAAGCGTTGCTTTTTCTAAATTTTTTTTTGCGTTACAATTTTTACAATAATATTTAAACATAGTTTTTTGGTTTTAGTTTGAACTTAAACTGATATTGATACCTAAATATCTAATTTTGACAACGATATCGTTTCTAGGCATCATCGCTCTCTTCC